CGAAGGAGCAATTCAGCCGGGAAGAAATCAACATGGATTCGTGCAGCTCATGGGACAACAATCCATTCCAACAGCATCCAATTCAATCCAGATGTATGTGGATGGGGAGTCTCCTCTTCGCATTGTGATGCCTACTGAGACTGTATGGATGGCAAAGTGCTATGTGATCTTGATGGAATATGACTATACTGGAACTGAATTCACAGGCAATGTGCTTGCTGGTGAGTGGTCAGGAATGTTTTATAGAGACAAGACTACGCACTACACAAGCAAGATGATAATGCAGTCAAGACATGGCAATGGATTCTCAACAGGGAACTTTGACTTGTATTGTCCTGTTGTATCCAATGAGATAGCTCCTTATGTTGATCTGAAGCACAGTGGTCACTATGCTCTTGTATCAATGACTGTCCAATACACACAAGTGAAATTCCAAAAGACTCCAATTATATGACAGATACAACAAAAGAATTCATCACAGCCATGACTCTCTTGAGACAAGGAGCAAGATGCAACACTGAAGAATTTAGAATTGCATCAGGTGGATATCAGGCAAAGCTCAAAAGATGGCAAATCAAGCTGATTAATTCCACTATAATAGTGGGACTTGTTGCTCTCATTTCATTAATCACTTATTCACTTATCTGATGGAAGATATAATCAAAATAAAAGTAGACTCAGGAGAAGCTGTTGCAGAAATTGAAACAGTGGATTCAGCAATGCAAAAGCTTGATACTACAACGCAAGAAACAACAGAAGCAACAAAGAGTCTCAAGGCACAAATCAGAGAAGCTACTCAACAGCTTCTTGAGATGTCAGATGAGGATCCTCGAAGACAGAAGTTGATTGAGCAGATAGGTCAGATGAAGGATCAGATGGCAGATGCTGCTGACCAAATCAAAGGGAATACAGGGCCAGCATTCGAGAGCATGGGCAACACCTTTGGCATCATGACAGGGCAACTTGCCAATCTTGACTTCGATGGATTAGGAAAGTCATTGACACAAGTTGGTGCATCCATTGGGAAGGTAAATTTCAAGATGCTCAAAGAAGAGCTTGGTGGATTGGTTAAGGGAATCGGAGACATGGGGAAGGCACTTCTTGCCAATCCAATCTTTGCCATTGGAGGAGCTATTGCTGCTGTCATTGTTTATTGGGATGAACTCAGTGCAGCTGTGAGCAACTTCAATATCACACAAGGAGAGGCAATTGACAACATGATGAAGAGTGATGCAATGTTGAAGGAGACTGAAGGTCTACAAATACAGCAAGCAGAAATTGAGCTACTTGTCAGAGCAGTGAATGACCATAGCAAAAGTGAGGAAGAGAGAAAAAATGCTCTGGATAAAGTGAACTATGCATTGGAGCAGAATGGTATTGCAGCGATTGATGACATTAACAACACAGCTGGAATCATCAATGCAAAGAATCTATTGATTCAGAAGCTTCAGCAAGAAGCAAAGGTGAGAGGACAGATGGCCTATCTGGAAGAGCTCTATGCTAAACAAGCCAGACTGATGGCAGATAAGGGATTCACTACAACAGTCTCTGAAGCCAATGCCGCTGGTCTTGAATTGCTTGGATTGAAAGGTACATTTGTTCAGACCATGACTGATATGTCAGGCTCAATGTTCGGAACAACTGTGACTGATTTGGAGAATGTAAAGAAAGAGATTGATTTCATCAGTGAATCAATCTATAATGATCAACAAGCTCTTGATGCATTACAAATCAAAAACTTTGAGAGAGTAGTGGTCAAGAAAAAAGACATTCAAGATCAGGTCAGGAATGACAATAAAAATGAGAAGGAAGAGGAGAAAAAAGCTGAGGAGGAGCATGGCAAAGAAATGGAAGCCATTGCCATCAAATCTATTGAATATAGAGGACAAGTAACAAATCAAATAGCTTTTAAATCTCTCACAGACAGACATGCCTATGAGCAATATCAGGAAGAGGAGAATGCAAAGAAATTAGAAGCTATAAAGAGACAGCATCTGGAGAACTATATCACAATCACAGGCAATGGATTGCAAGCTCTTGGTGACTTGGTAAGTGCATTTAACATCAAAGACGAGAAGAGAGCAAAGAAGCAATTCCAAATAATGAAGAGCATTCAGATGGCATCTGCTTTGATTGACACATACAAAGCCATCACAGGAGCTCTTGCAGATACATCTCCAATTCCATACTACATGAAGGTAGCCAATGCAGCCATAGCTGGAGTAACAGGATTTGCACAAGTGGCCAAGATTGCACAGACACAATTCAACACAACTACAACAGATCAAGGTGGAGGAGGACTCAATGCTGGAGGACAAGGAGGAGGGGGAGGCATGCAAGCTCCTCCAATTGACTTCTCATTCATGCAGCAGACAGGACAGCCCAATACAGTTGAGACTTATGTGCTTGCTGGAAATGTAGCCAATGCACTTGAAGCAAGACAAAAAATCATTGACCAATCACATTTGTAAAAAATGAAAAAGCAATCTTTTCCACTATTAAGAAAAGCCATCAAGAAGGGAGTACATGAGGGACTGAGCAGAATAGATGATATGGACATCACAAATGAAGATGCCATCATCATTGAAATAGTGGAGGCAATTATTGAACAGATAGAAGAACAATACAATTTTGAACATGAGTGAAGTCAAAGTAATTGAATACGGTCTTGGAGACAATGATGAATTCGGAGTCTATGCAATCTCTTTAGTAGATCAGCCAGCAATAGAAGTGGACTTTGTTGCATTAAAGAAAGACAACATCCTCCTGGCACGAGTAGAAGATGGAGAGAAGCGGATGCTCTATGGGCCAGCTCTCATTCCTGATCAGCCAATTCTTCGCTATGATAAGAATGGAGAGAAGTATTTCATCAAGTACAGCAAAGACACTATTGAGAAGACAGCTCAAGAATTCTTGAAGAGGAATCTCCATCACAATCATACCATTCAGCATGAGATGCCTGTGGCCAATCTCACTGTTGTAGAGTCATGGATAAAAATGGGAGAGGACAAAGGGATGAACTTTGGCTTTGACTTACCAGATGGCACTTGGATGATTGGCGTGAAGGTAGATGATGACTCAACTTGGGAAGCAGTGAAGCAAGGTGCAGTGAAGGGATTCTCAATAGAGGGATTCTTTGTGGCTGAGAAAGAAGAGCTCACAGATGAAGAAGAGCTTGAGAGAATGCTGACACAAATTGTTCAGTCATTAGAAACGAAATAGAAAAATTTTCCACTTACTAATAACACAAAAAATATGATTCAAGAACTGATCAACAAATTTGCTCCAATGCTTGAGAAGCATGGGGTGAAATTATCAGCAGCAGAAGAGACAGTCACTATTGAGATGGCTGTTGAAGGTGCTCTTGCTGATGGCACTGCAATCTTCTCTCCAGCATCTGAATGGGTGGAAGGAGTAGAAATCTATGTGATGGATGCAGAAGGCAATCCAATACCACTTGCTGATGGTGAATACTCACTTGACAATGGAAAAATCATAGTTGTATCTGAGGGCAAAGTTGCTTCAATTGCTGAAGCTCCTGTAAACGAGGAAGAGATTCCTGTTGAAGAAGAGCAAGCTGCTGAAGAGAGCTACTCAAAAGACCAAGTTGAAGCAATGCTTAACAACATCATCAATGAATTCACAACTAAGTTATCAGCTGTTGAAGCTCAACTCAGTGAGGCTAATTCAAAGATTGTTGAATTGTCAAAAGCTCCAGCTATCAATTCAGTGAAGCAAAGAGCTGCACAGACAGAAGCTGCTGCTCCAATCAACTTGAAAGAAATGAAATCAATTCACCACAGAGCAAATGCTATTGTGGCCAAATACACAAACAAATAACAAAAACAAGAACAAGAAATGGCAACATCATTAACCATCTCATCTTCAAGCTATGCTGGTGAATTAGCTTTACCATACATCGCTGCTGCTGTATTGTCAGGAGATACTCTATCTAACGAGTATGTGACAATTCACGAAAACGTTAAGTACAAAGCTGTGCTTAAAACATTATCAACTACAGGCATCGTTAAAGCTTGGGGTTGTGACTTCGACAATTCAGGAACTACTTTGACTCTTGCTGAAAGAGTGCTTCAAGTGACTGACTTGAAAGTGAATATCGAAGTTTGCAAGGATCAATTTGCAAAAGATTGGGAAGCTGCTCAAACTGGAAGAGGCTTCATCAATGATCAAATCCCAGCGACATTCGCTGATTTCATGTTAGCTCACGTTTCTGCAAAAGTTGCTGAGTCAATTGAATATAACATCTGGCAAGGTAACTTCACACCAGGTGGAGCTGCTGCTACTTACACTGCATTCACAGGAATTCTTGAGACTTTAGATGTAGCTAAATCAGGAACTCCTGATGTGAACATCGGAACAATCTCAGCTTCTACTGTTGTTGCTGACATCCAATCTGTTGAGGCTGTATTGCCCGCTGCATTGGTTGGTGATCCAGCTGTGAAGTGCTATGTGAACAAGAAGACTGCACAATTCTATCGTCAAGCTCTTGGCACTTTGGGCTACTTACAGCAATTCAACGCTGCTGTTGCTGTGCCTATGACTATTGATGGGTACGAGATGTATGTTTGTCCAGGTATGCCTGACAACACTGTTGTGTTTGCCAAGAAGGACAACTTGCACTTTGGTACAGATTTGAATTCAGACTTCAACGAAGCAAAAGTTGTGGATATGTCAGAAACTGATGGTTCAGACAATGTTCGCGTTGTGATGAAATTCAGAGCTGGAACTCAAGTTGCTTTCCCAACTGAAGCAATTTTAGCTTACTAAGAAGAATCCTTTGTTCAGTAGGTGAGAGACTTGTGCTCTTGCTTACTGAACAGATTCATTTTCATACATAATAAAAAATTAAGACACAACAATGAGCTGTAGCCTTACACATGGGATGAGCATCAACTGCAAAGAAGGCATTGGTGGCATCAAAGCTGTTTATCTTGGTACATTCGCAACATTCGGAGAGAACAGTGCGACTATCAACGGAACAACGAACATAGTTACTGCTCTTGCAACTGGCACAATCTACAAATATGATTGTCCAAAGAACACAGGAAGCTTCACTGAAGAAGCTGCTATCTCAATCGAGAATGGAACAATTTTCTATACTCAAACGGTTGTAGCTGCTCTTCATGGCCTATCTTCTGCTCGATCTTTAGAGCTTCAGAACATGGCAAAAGGAAGACTTGTTGTATTCGTGCAAGACAGCAATGATAATATCTGGATGGTTGGATATCACACTTCTGCTGAAGTGACTGCATTCACCACACAGACTGGAACTGCGAAAGGAGATATGAATGGATATTCAGTGACTTTCACTGCTGAAGAGAAGAACAAAGCATATATGCTTGATGCTTTTGATCCAGCAACAGAAGCTCCATTCGACAACTTCGCAACAATCACAGTTTCTACTTCAAACATCTAAGATCAGAAGTACATGCTGTACTTACTGACAAATACACAAGCACAGCTCCTCTTCTTGCAAATTCAGGAAGGGGAGCTTTTGCTATCTAATTTTTACACTGACTATCTGCTTGAGCTTACTAATGAACAGACACTTGAGAAGCTTTATTGCATTCCTCAAATATCTGTGAGCAATGACAGATACACTTCAATTGTCATCAGCACAGATGCAAATGATCCATTGAATTCTTCTCTATTAATTGAATATCCAGCTCGCTATTCTTTCAAGGTCTATGGCCAGAATTCCAGCACGAATCTTGATCCATCAAATGCAGCTGTAGTAGGCATGATTGAGAAGGGATATTTGATGCTTCAAGACTTTTCAACACCATATTTCACTGATCCAAATCTATCCGTAAATTCGGACATCACATACAATGGATAAGATACAACACACAGCTCCACTGATTGTGAACATGGCAAAGGACTATGTTCAAGAAGCAGTTGAAAAGGAGACACCAAAGGGATGGGTAAATCATGGAGAGAACAATCTCTTCAGTCAATATCTGATTGACTTGTACAACACAAGCTCTGTGCATGGATCACTTACCATGTCAATAGCTTTCACCATAGCTGGAAAGGAATTCAGCACAGCTCTTCCAATAGCAAAGAGAGAGGCAGATAGACTCAAGATAGACTCATTAAGACACAGCACTTCACTTGATTTGAAGTTGCATGGTGGATTCTTCTGGGAGGTTGTATGGTCAGTGGATAGAACTACAATAGCTCGCATCAATCACTTACCATTTGAGAACTGTAGACTTGCAGTTGTCA